TCTCGAAACCGATGTCAGCATGACATTGGAACCTTTCGATGAAGAAGATTATAATTTGACTTATACGAGTACTGGTAATGTTGAAAGTTTAAACAATAGTAAACTTGCAGTTAGTGGAAGAACTATAACTTTACAAGATCTTAGTGTTGCTAGTGGGTCTGCTAGATTAACAGTAACATTTAAAAAGAAAGATCTTGTAGCTAAGAGTAAAGTATTCAATAGAAATGCTGCACTGATTATAGAAAAATCATCTAAAGAATCATCTGGTACTGCAACTACTTCTGTCCAGGACGGTCTTACTTTTGGTAAGTTATTTGGAACAAGAGTTCAAGACAAACAAATTTGTCTCAATGTACCAGATGTTCAAGACGTTATTGCTGTATTTGAGTCTAATGATGCAAATGAACCAGAGTTACCAAAACTAACACTAACAAACTTCAATGCTAATATTCTTAACACAATTAAGGGTGAATTAGTTAGAGGTGCTACTAGTGGCGCAGTTGGTACGATTGTCGTGAATAATGCAAGCAATCAAGTAGATTTTGTATATCTTAATGAACAGAGTTTCCAAGTTGATGAGAAAGTAACTTTTGAGGAATCTCAGGTAACTGCAAATGTTGCTGCAGTTAGTGTTGGTGATAGAGATATTCTGACTAACTTTGAACTTAATGAGAACCAAAAAGCAGAATTTGCTGACTATTCTTTCTTAGAAAGAAAATCTGATGCTGCAGCACCTACTAGAAAATTAAAAGTTATTTTCAATCACTATGTACTAAATGATGATGATCCAGGTGATTTCGTAACTGTAGACTCTTATGAAAAGCAGAGATACACTTCTGATATTCCAATGATTGAAGGTGTTGTTGCTGCATCTGATGTAATCGATGTAAGACCTAGAGTAGTTCCATTCGATGTAGCAACCGCAACAGTATCTCCATTTGAATACAACGCTAGAGCTTTTGCAAAGGCTACAAACTCTTCACCATTCAACTTTGTATCTGATAAAGCAATTAACTTAGACTATAATTTCTATCTCGGTAGAATTGATAGAATTTATCTAAACAAAGACGGGGAATTTTTCCTTGCGGAAGGTGTACCATCGAAACAACCAAAAGAACCACAAGTTATTGATGGATCTTTAGATGTGGGTACTATTGCACTTCCACCATATGTCTTCAAGACGGAAGATGTTCAGGTTGTATTGACTCCACATAAGAGATATCGAATGATTGATATTTCTCAACTTGAAGATAGAATTACAAGTGTTGAAAACTATACCGCACTTACTTTACTGGAAACTGAAACCAAAAACCTAACTATCAGAGATGCTCAGACAGGTCTTGATAGATTTAAATCTGGTTTCTTTGTAGATAATTTTAGATCTATATTCGCTGGTGAAGTGGGTCAGGCTGATTATAGATGCGCTATCGATAGTGAAAATGGACATCTCAGACCTACACACTATACTACTGCAATTGATCTTCTTTTGGGATCCGAAGCGGTTATTGGAGCATCAGGATCTGCGGATCCTTCAGCTGACTTGAGATTTGTAAAAGATCTTGGAACACCAAATACTATTAAAAAAGGTGATGTTGTTTGTTTAAACTATGAAGATGTAGTTTATTTTTCAAACAAATTCGCTACTAGATCTGAAAATGTCAATCCATTCCACGTTGTTAACTGGATTGGTGCTATTGAACTTAATCCTGCAACTGATACTTGGATTGAAACTAGAAAATCTAGAAGAACTGTAGATCAGGAAGGTAATTACAATACCATGATTGGTATGACTGGTGCCGATAGTAATACTGGTATTTCTCCTGTAGAGTGGGGTTCTTGGGATACTACTTGGAGAGGAACACAGGTAACGGGAAGATCTCGTACTAGAACTAGAGTAGGAAGTAGAGTAATTGGTAGGACTAGAACTAGAGGTCCCAGAAGAAGAAGAGGTAGACTCGAAACAAGAACTACTACGAGAAGAGATAGGTTTATTCAATTTACAAATACTACAACTCTCACTACAACAAGACAACAAAGAACAGGAACTTCTTTTAAAGTAACTGAAAGATTTGATTCTACAAATCTGGGTGATAGAGTTGTTTCTACTGAAGTCATTCATACAATGAGAAGTAGAAACATTGAATTCATCGCAAGAAGAATGAAACCTAATGGTAGGGTTTATCCGTTCTTTGATAACGTGGATATGTCTAAGTACGTTATCCCCAAACTCATTGAAGTTGAAATGGTATCTGGAACTTTCCAAGTTGGTGAAGTTCTTGTTGGAAATAGTGGTGCTGCATCTATTAGAGTAAGAGTTGCAAAAGCAGACCATAAGTATGGACCCTATAATTCACCAAGCCAAACTTACAAACAGAATCCATATAAGACAGGTGAAATCTTACCTAAGTCATATTCAACAACTTCCACTGTATTGAATATTGATACGGCTGGATTAGAGTTGCAGTCTGCTTCTGGATATTATGGTTATATTGCAAAAGATATGTCTTTAGTTGGACAGTCTAGTGGTGCTGTTGCAAAAGTAAAACAGGTAAGACTTAAAGCGGATAACTCTGGAACTATTATTGGATCACTATTCCTTCCAGATCCTACCTTATCTTCAACTCCATCATTTAGTACTGGAACAAAAACATTCTCATTGACTTCCAGTAAGACTAAATCAACAATTGTGGGCACAAAGGATAGTGAGGCGGAGACTAACTATAGCGCTTCTGGAACTCTACAAAATGTAGAAAATCTTACTCTTAGAACTAGAAATGCTGATGTTGAGAGAAACACTCAGACTCAAGGAAGAACTAGAACTAGGACAAGAACTAGACAAAGAGCTCGTACAACCTTTAGGGATAGAACTACTGTTCAAAGAAGATGGGTTGACCCACTTGCACAATCATTTGAAGTTCCAGATACAAATGGTATCTTTATCTCTAAGGTAGATTTCTTCTTTAGAACAATTGACACTGCAGGTCTTCCAGTTACTTGTCAGATCAGAACAATGCAAACTGGTTTGCCAACTCAAACAATTGTTCCATTTGGTGAAACTGTATTGACTCCCGATCAAGTCAGTGTTTCTGACGATGCGAGTGTACCAACTACATTTGAGTTCCCTTCACCAGTTTATCTTGCACCTAATCAGGCATATTGCTTCGTCCTTCTATCTGCATCTAATGAATACAATGTCTGGATTTCAAGAATGGGTGAAGTAGATGTTTCCACTCTAGATAAAGCGGAATCTGAACAAATTATTGTTGCACAACAACCACTTTTAGGTTCACTATTCAAATCCCAGAATGGTGCAACGTGGGATCCTGCTCAATATGAAGACCTTAAGTTAACTGCATATAGAGCAGAATTCTTTGAAGGTGCTTCAACTGCGAGATTCTATAACCCAGATTTAGATATTGGTAATAATCAAATTGCAACACTTGATGTTAATCCACTAGAGACTACATCTAAGTCCGTTCTTGTTGGTATTGCTAAGAGTTTGTCAACGACAGAAATTGGTAATTTGACACCAGGTGTTAAGATTCTTCAACAAGGTAATTTTGGATTCTCTGGAAACTTAAGAAGTCTTGTAGGTGCAATTGGTATTAATAGTGATCTCACAATTACTAGCGCTGGTACTGCATTTACATCTGCATCAACAACTTATCAAGATGTTGATATCATCTCTTTGACGGGTAGAGGTTCTGGAGCTAAGGCTAAGATTACTGTTTCAGGTGGTGTAGCAGTTGCTGCAACCGTTTCTGTTGGTGGAACTGGTTACGCATTTGGTGATTCTTTGACTATTGACTATGCAGATACTTCAAACTTTGGTAAGAATCTGATTTTATCGATTCCAAATACAGTTGGTGTTATTTCAGCATTTAACTCACTAATTATTGATAGAGTTCAAGGTAATGTTGCTATTGACGCCGCTTCCACCTTATTCTATGTCGGCACTGGTGGAACCGCAAATATTAGTGGTGCATCAAATGTCAAGTATGCAGAAACCCTAAGTGATGGACTTCATCTCAAGGTTCGTCATTCAAATCATGGAATGTATGCAACTAATAATTTTGTGACACTTTCTGGAATCCAACCTGACCAGAAACCATCGAAAATTACTGCGAAGTATTCTCCATCAGACACTTCAAATATAGTCGTAGACTCTGTTGGAATATTTACTAGTTTTGAAAACGTTCCTGTTTCAACAACAAATCCTGGTTATATATTGATTGATGATGAAGTTATTAAGTATACTGGTGTTAATACCTCCTCAAGTTTCTTAACGGGTATTAGTAGAGCAGTTGATTCTACAATAGCTGAAGAACATCCTATCAATGAAGCCGTATTTAAATATGAAATGAATGGAGTTTCTCTAAGGAGAATCAATAAAAAACATGATTTCTCAGAAGTAAATCACTCTTTATTCCCAATTGATATGGATTCCTATCATATTAAGATTGATCCTTCAACATCAGGTGCAGATAGAACGACTGGTAATGCAAATGCGTTCCCAGTTCTATTCTTCAATGAAGATAAGAAGTGTGGTTCTTATGATCAACTATCCCTTAAGAATTCCAATAGAACTCCACACGCAACCCAGAATATTCCATTCAATGCTTTAACTCCTAACCTTCAAACCGCAATTCCTGAGGGAACTAATGTTTCTGCAAAGGTTAGAACTTTCTCTGGAAGTTCTCCTGATAACTTAACTCAACTTTCGTTTGCAGATCAAGGATTTGAAGAAATTAGTTTAGAGAGTACAAACTTCTTTGAAACTCCTAGAATTGTTTGTTCTAAAGTAAACGAAGAAGAACATCTTCAAGATTTCCCTGGTAAGAAATCATTTACCATTGAGGTAACTCTTGAGACTACAGATCCAAAAGTTTCTCCAATGATTGACTTGGATAGAGTTAATGCAATTTACACATCGAATAGAATTAATTCTAAAATTTCTAATTATGCAACTGATGGTAGAGTTAATTCTCTGACAGAAGATCCAAGTGTTGCAACTTATGTTACTAAGATTGTTAAACTTGAAAAAGGATCGGATAATCTTAAGGTGATGTTTGATGGTTACAGACACTTTAGTAATGATATTAGAGTTCTGTATAGACTCTTCAGAACTGATACCGATGAAACTAATCAAGCATATGAATTATTCCCTGGTTATAAGAACCTTGATGCAAATGGAAATGTAGTTAGTACTTCAGATAATGATGGTCTGCCAGATAAGATCGTCGATTTCTCGAACACTGATGATGATTTTAGGAGTTATGAATACACTGCCAAAGATTTGGCACTCTTTAATGGATTCCAAGTTAAAATTATAATGAGTGGAACAAATCTAGCGAAAGTTCCACTAATTCGTGACCTGAGAGTTATTGCAACTGCTTGATATGAAAAAACAACCAGTAAAAGATGTTCCTGGATTATTTCGTACAGAAAGCGGAGCAATCATAAATTGCTCCGATTCTGAATATAATAATTACATGGAAGCAAAAAAATTCAAGTTGAAAGAACTTGAAGAAAAAGAAAATGAAAAAGAAGAAATCCAACAATTAAAGTCGGATGTGGAAGATTTAAAAGACATGTTGAAACTGGTCTTAAATAAATTGGATAAATAGCTAAAACTGTAAGTTCTAATAATGGCGGCAAGGAATGTAAATCTAGTTCTTGAGCAGGGTGTTGACTTTCAAGCCACTTTTACCATTAATAATGCATTTAACAATGCACCTTTGAATCTTACTGGTTATACTGGAATCTCTTCCATAAGAAAACACCCATCCTCAACAACTGCGTATCCACTGACAGTATCTTTTCCAGATCGTTTGAAGGGAAAGGTAAAAGTTTCTATGGGATACACTGCCTCAAGTGCAATTGAAGGTGGTCGTTATGTTTATGATCTAATTTTGGTATCCACGAACGATTACAGAACAAGAGCTGTTCAAGGTAATGTTCTAGTAACCCCAGGTGTTGTCTGATGGCAGAATACGTAGTATCAGTAGATCAAAGTCCAGAATATGACGTTGGTGTCAATTATGAGATACCATCAAAATCTCTTCAGAATTCCAATCTGATTCTGGATCATCTGAACTCTCAGTTCAATGGATCTAAAACTATATTTAATTTAACTCACCAAAATAATGTTTATACACCAATAAACGATCAACAAATATTGGTAGTTAAAAATAATCTGGTCCTAGAACCAGTTGAGGACTATAATGTTTCTGAAAGTAATATACAGTTTACAGTAGCGCCATTATCTACTGACGATATATTCATTGTAGCCCTACAATATACTGCTGATCTAACTAGAACTGTCAATTTTATTGTTGATTCTGGTTCCGCAGATATGAATATTGGAGTTAAGGGATCACTAGCTTTGGATGTTACTGGTAGTATTGAACATGTTCAAATAATGGCAGATCAACCTGGAAGTGTTTCTGTAGAGATAAAAAAAGCATCTTACAGTTCTTTTCCAACTTTTCAGACCATAACTAATGGTCAATACGTAAGTCTAAGTAATGGCCAAATTGTCAGAGATGATACCCTAAATAATTGGGATAAAATAATTACATCGGGTGACATTCTACAATTTGAAGTCATTTCGGTCAATAACATTAGGAGATTCCTAATCTCTTTGAAATTAAATTTATAAATAACAATAGTTATTTCATCTGTAGCCAAGAAGGGAGTTGTTTTAAATGG